GAACTAGATAGCTTTGACCTTAATTCAATACAGTTAGATGGTAGAACCATTAATGATGATGAAATCTATCGTCAAGGTTATGACTTGTCTGATGGTACAACAAGAATTGTTTATAGGAATGGTTCAGCCACAAGAAGTAGTGGCACATATTGGGGTAATACATCTGCAGAAAGAACCAACATATTAGGTGGAGCTAACGATGGTGACAATGCCAGAATGACTTTCAATTTACATCATGGCACAACCTCACAAGCTGCTGACCCTATGTTGTCAGGCATACTAGATAACTGGACATCCGATCATAAACTCACAGGCATAGCTTATATCGCAGCTAACTATGAATACGACACCAAAGGTATGTTTAGTGGCATACCTAATTTATCTATAGTGGTTAAGGGGAAAAAAGTTTATGACCCAAGAAAAGACACAGCACATGGTGGCACAGGTTCGCATGATTTCGACACCATATCCACTTATGAATGGTCAGACAATGCAGCACTATGTTTACTAGATTACATAACCAATGACGAATATGGTAAAGGTCTTGGCGAAGCTGATATTGATATGTCATCCTTCCAAACTGCTGCTACCGATTCAGAATCCACAGTAGCAACCATAACTCATACTGTATCGGTAGAAACTGCATCAACTGATACTGATATCTTAGTTATAGCTGGTGGAAGTGAAAGCGAATATACCAAACTTAAAGTCGGCAACATTTATACAGTCGATGATGGTGTTACTACCTATATAAGCAGCAAAAGACTATTGAGTATGGATTACAGTCATGTGGATTTGTCTGGTGCAAACCCCACACCAATATTTAAACTAAGTTTTGAAGATGGTGCAGTAACAACAGCTATTACATCTACAACAAGCTGTACATTCTCAGAAACAGAAAGAAGGTTTCATTGTAATGGTGTTATTGATACCGATGAATCTGTTATCGACAATACCAAGCTCCTAATTTCCAATATGAGAGGAATATTTACCTATACTAATGGTAAATACTCAATAGATGTAGAAGGCACTGAAACACCTGTACAGACCCTCACAGAAGATCATATATTAGATGCTGGTATTCAGCTTAATTTAGAGAGTAAAGAGCAGAAATACAATAAAGTTGAAATTGAGTTCTTTAATTCACAAAAGAAATACGAAACCGACACAGCTTACTATACTGGCGAATCCAGTGATACTTTCTTAGCAGATGATGGCAATGAGATATTGGAAACAAGAGTACAGTTTCCATTCGTTACTAATCAGCGTATAGCTTACAACCATGCTGTATCAATCTTAAAAAGGTCAAGAAGTCAGCGAACCATATCTTTCTTATGTTCGCCTAGAGTTTTGAAATCAAGAGTAGGTGAAGTTATAGCTATTAACAATACCAACTTAGATTTATCAGCCGAACAATATCGCATTACCAATATGACGATACAACCAGACCTTAATATAGAGGTGACTGCGATAGAGTATCAAGGTGATATCTATGGTTACAATGACCCACCAGATGAAGATTTAGGTATTATTAAAGACCCTGTAGAATCCAATAGAGTAGAAGCACCTAGCAACTTTAATTTCAATCAGAAGAGTGGTCAAACACCAGCTTACTTATCATGGGATGACAGTAATACTTATCCAACTTATGAATTTTCAGTAAAGGTTTACGATGGCACTAGCCAATCAGGAACTATATTAAGAGATGGTAGAACCAAAGAAACTAGATTCTATTTACCAGAACTACCCAAAGATACTGGTTATTCTGCTTCTGTTGTAGCCATAAATTCATTAGGCATAGAATCAGAAGATACATTGCTTAATACATTTGATGTCAATTTTGACCCTGTTATTACTGAAGATATAGCTCAAGGTGCTGTAGGTGGTTTTAAGTTCACTGGTAGCAAAATGTATCATCCTGTTGATGGTAGCGATACAGGTGTCTTTGAAACATCCAATGTTTATATAGACGACACAGGACAATTCTCACTCAAAGACAAACTATCTTTTGATGGTACTGATTTAACCATAGATGGTGATATCACAGCCACAACAGGTACGATTGGTGGTTTTAGTATTGGCAACAACTTTTTAACAGCAGGTTCAGCAACCAGCAGAATTAAGTTAAGTACAGCCGATGGTATTCACATGGGGAATGATACATTTGCCCTAGCACCATTTAATGTTACCAAGTCTGGTCAAGTAACAGCTACCGATTTAATTTTGAAGAAAGGGAATGTTACCTACTTTGATTCAACCGATGGTTTCTCAGCAGAAGCGATAGCACAAATAGCATCTAGTTTAAATACTAGAGTACAAACCTTTGCTTTCTCTAGTGAAAACAATACCGACTATGCCACCATAGAAACCACAGAAAATAGCCAAGATATTAAATTGGTTGTCAGAGCCAATGCTTCAAATCTTCAAGGTAGTGGCACATCTGAAGCATTAGCTATAGCTGAGATACCAGATAATTTAACTATCAAGATTGAATTTGATGATAATACTGGCTTCACTTCACCAACCACTATTGGTTCTTTGCAGACATACAATGCATCCACCGATGGCACACCATTGGCTTCTGAATATGAAATAGAGACTTTAGACTTATCTGAATTGGGTGGCGACTTCTCAGCATTTGTTTTAGGTAATGATGGGGCTGTTAATGCTTCAGGAGACATCGTTTACACAGTCAGCAGTTACACAGTAGCCACAGCAGGAACTTATTATTTCAGAGTGATCTATGACACCACAGACACCAGTTACAATGCCACCAATGACCCAGACAGTTTCACTAGATCATTAGAGATTGAAGATTTATCAGGCAGTGGTTTCTTAATTAGCAATGGTAGTTCAGGCTCACAAACATCCGATGCAGTTACTTTAACAGGGACACAAACCATCACAGGAGCTAAGACCTTCAGTGCCACAACAACATTTTCAGGCGATGTTAATATCTCAGGTGATCTATCGGTCACAGGTACAACCACAACCATTGACACTGCCACATTAAATGTTGAGGACAAAAACATAACCCTTAATTACTCAACAGGCGATTCATCCTCTACAGCCAATGGTGCAGGTATCACCATCCAAGATGCTGTTAATTCAACGACTGATGCAACGATCTTATGGGATGCCACCAACGATGAATTTGATTTTTCACACGATATTAATGTCACAGGCACAGTCTCAGCCACATCTTTCTCTGGTGATGGTTCAGGCTTGACTGGTGTGGGTGGCACAACCATCAACAACAATGCCGACAATCGCATTATCACAGGTAGTGGCACAGCCAACACTTTAAATGGTGAAGCCAATCTGACATTTGATGGGTCTACTTTGAGCCTACCATCATCTTCAGGAGTTGAGATTGATATTACAGGAACAACAGCAGGAAACATCAGAGCTAATTCTGATTTATATTTACTTTCACAAACTGGAACTTTAAATTTAGGGGCAGGTGGAACTAATGCTCAAATATCTTTAGCCACTAATGGTAATGCCACTTTTACAGGCACTATCAGTAGTGGTGACATAACTATAACCGATACTTCTGCTGACCCATTCTTAAAACTTGCAACATCAGAAAGAGAATATGTTGTCAGAATAGATAATTCAGATTCAGACAAATTCCAGATTAGAGATGTTACAGCTTCAGCAACTAGGATTACATTGAACTCTTCAGGCAATGTAGGGATTGGGGAAACTAGCCCTGATAGCATATTGCATTTAAAAAATTCTGCACCAATCTTGACTGCTGAAGCCACAAATGGTGTTAGTGGTTTCAGAATTAATGCTATTGGTACTACTAATGAAATGGTCAGATTTCAAAGCTCTGGTTCAACCAAGCATACATTCAAAGCCAATGGCGATTTTCAAATTGGCACAACTACTGTAATTGATGCTTCAAGAAACCTAACCAATATCGGCACCATAGATGCAACCCAAAGCCTTAGCCTTAATGCTAGTGGCACAAATAACACATCTATTGAACTCGGAGCTAATACAGCATCAAACCATTATGCCTTTATTGACCTTGTTGGCGATGCTACTTACACCGATTATGGTTTAAGAATTATCAGAAACAATGGTGGTGCTAACACTTCATCATTTATTTATCACAGAGGGACAGGCAACTTTAATATAGAAACTCAGGATTCTGCTTCCATCAAATTAAGAACAGCAGGAGTGGATGCAGTTACTGTTGATAGCTCACAACGAGTTGGGATAGGTACATCACCAGCATACACCTTAGATGTCAATGGTAGTTTTGCCTTTAGAAGCACTGGTTATGCTTTTGACACTAATTTTTATGCCTACAATTCTGGTTCAGGTACTTATTTAAGATTTGGTAACGATACTGCAACTGGTGGCATATTATCTATGACCGATGCAACCAATTTAACAATACAGGGGCAGGGTAGTGGTAAAACCACATTTGGGGGTGAAATAAGTGGCACTGCTTCTTATGCTGAGTTTGGTAATGGTTATGCTTCAGCTTCTAACGATGGTGGGTGGCATGGCAGACTTAATGTAGCAGGTACATCTCATGCCAGAATAGATGCTTACAATGTCAGCGATGGCATTAAAACAACCATGTATGCACATTCAGGACAGGGAGCAGGAAGAATCGGCACAATATCAAGCCATCATTTAGACTTTATAACTGCAGGTGGGGTAAAAGCCAGACTAGATAATACCAATGGCAATTTGCTTGTTGGTGGTGGAACTTTGTCTGCTACCTATAGTGCTTCTGGTAGAGGTTTGATTGAGATTATTGGTATTAATGAAGGCTTACTTGCATTAAAAGGTGGCACAACAGTTCATGGATATATTCATGGCACTTCAGGTTCTGTTGATGTGTTATCAGCCAACTCTGTTTTAAATTTATATGTAGCAGGGAGTAGTTCATATCGTGCAAGATTACAAACATTTGGTCTGTTGCTATCGCATGATCTTTACCCTAATGGCAGTGTAGCAACCAGATTAAGCCATAATAATCCTTATTTAAGATGTCAGACTGCTTATGGTTATCTTGATTATGGACCAGCCAATTCAAGTTTTTGTCATTTCTACACCGATAGGTCTGATTATTATTTCAATACAGGCATTACTGTAGATACAGGAAAGGTGCAATCTTACAACGAGGATTTGATTTTAAGACGAGCAGGTAGCACATCTCATCAATGCACCATTAGCACAACTGGAGCAACCTTTACACAAAATGTCACAGCTTACTCAGATGAAAGGTTAAAAGACAATATACAAACATTAGATGGCTCAAAAGTATTTGACATGAGGGGTGTTTCTTATATGAGAGACAACAAAGCTGGTTCAGGGGTTATAGCTCAAGAAATAGAAAAGATAGCACCAGAGTTAGTACACACAGCAGACGATGATATGGGTACAAAGTCAGTGGCTTATGGCAACTTAGTTGGCTATCTGATTGAAGCAGTTAAAGAACTAAAAGCTGAGATTGAGGAACTTAAAAAGTGACACTGCAAACAACAGGCTCAATATCATTAAACGACATTCACACTGAAGCAGGTGGCACATCAGGGACACAGGCTTCTATTAACGATTCTGACATCAGATCAATCGCTAACAACATACCTTCAGGACAAGCCAACATGAACTTTGGCTTTTGGTATGGTGCACCTTTTTCTCTTGGTAGTTATCCAACTGGTGCTGGTGGTGTTAAAGAGCCGACCCTACCTTTGGTTATAGGTTACGATAGAAATGGTGATGGCATAGGTGAAGCCACTTTTGAATTGGCAGTTAAACACGATACAGCCAACAATAGAATTGAATTTAGGCAAAAGAAAATACAAGGCTTAAACAGCATAGTCTATGAATACGATTACTATACTTACTCAGGCGATGTCTTAGATAACTCAAATAACTCACTAGCCGATTGGGAGTTTAGATGCGATTGGAGTGTCACAGAAACCGACAATTCGAGTTCTAGTTATACGACTAGCTTTACGACACCAGACGACAATGGTTATAGTTCAGGCTCTTGGTATAACATATCCACAAGTTATGCACCACTTTATGAATGGACTGTCTCAACTACAGACCCAGATAACACTTCTACTATATCTGGTTCAGCTACCTTTTATATTAGATGCACAAAGTCTGGCATTGCTATGCCTTTTGCTAGTGGTTATGACGATTCAGGCTCTAAAACAATTAGTGTCTCAGCAGATGCAGGTGATACAGCAGGATTCCCATAAGCCATTTATTTTAATTTATATTTAATTTACAATTACCTTTATGGCAATTTCAAAAACTAGAAAAGTATCAAGATGCGAGGTTTATCCTGCACTAGATGATTCTCAGCCTAGAATTATGGTGGTCTATGAATATTCTTTTGACGATACAGAAGACGATGAACTACCAGCAAATACAACATCAGTTAAACATTTGGAAGCTGTCGATAACGATGGCAACCCAACCGATGTGTCAGGTGAAGATCAGCTAGTACAAGATATAGCTGGAGCAGTTTGGAGTTACTCATAAGATTATGTGGATATTTGATTTAATAATATTCGTATTGGCTTTTATTGGATTAGCCAATGTTTTAATTCGCATATACCCAAAACCTAGAAAGGGTTGGAATAAAAAGGTATATGATTTTGTAGATTATCTTTCTTTAAGAAAAGGAGTGAAAAGTGGCAAAAGAGGATAAAAAAGTTGAGGCTGCTGAAAAGCCAACCTATGAACAACTAGAGCAACAAGTACAACAGTTGCTTAAACTTGTTAATGGTTACAAGCAAAAAGCAGACCAACTGGAACAACAGCTAATGCTGTCTGTTCCTAACGAGCAAAACTAATGGCAAGGGCTACTGTTCAAGAGGTCAATCAAGGTCTGAAAGAACACTTAGCCCAATGTCACGAACAATCAAAAACAGTCTTTGCAACCTTGCAAGACTTAAAACAAGACATAAAAGCCCTGAACAGTAAAATTGATGTAGCTATATATGCGACTACTGGCTTTCTAGCCACAACATTAGTTGCTATACTTCTCATATTGATTTAGTTCTGGGCAGGTCTTATCATATTACTCCTTAACCCACTATTTTTGCCTGCCCGCCCCCTTTATTTTTGTATAATTAGGGCATGAGCCTTAACCAAGACACATCATTAAAGATTAGCCTTTCTTATTTGGCACAGATTATTGTGGTGATATCTGTTGCTGTTTATGGTTATGCCGATATTAGTGAACGCATTGAAAAAAATGCTAGAGAAGCTAGAAACATTAGGGGCAATCAAAACAATTACATCTTTCCTGATATTAGAGAATTAGAAGCAAAGACAACTGAACTAGAACGACAGGTCTTTGTCTTGGAAACTGAGATTAATTTATACAAACAAGAAATAGATGGTTTAAGGCAAAGAGAGTACGAAAGCCTACAACAATGCGAGAATCCAAGTTAATATAAGGTTATGAAAGAAGAGTTGGTCAATGAGATTAGAGACCACGTAAAAGAATACGAAGGCTATTCAGCTTTGGTTTACGAGTGTACTGCTGGTTATGCCACTATTGGTTATGGCAGAAATCTTGAGCAAAGAGGTATTACCAAAGAAGAAGCCGAACACTTACTAGCCAACGACATCAAACAATGCATCAAAGAACTTAAAGGCATTATGAATAAGTTTGATGATCTGCCAGAAAAAGCTCAATTAGTCTTAATTGATATGTGCTACAACTTAGGGCTATCCAAGTTGCTTAATTTTGAGAATATGCTTGATGCGATAGATGCTAAGGATTGGGAGAAAGCATCAGCCGAGTTGCTTGATTCACGTTATGCTGCCCAAGTCAAAAGACGTGCCAGAATCAATGCCGCTTACCTCCTTTCTTGTGCTGACGTAAGTTAGCAATCATCTGAGCTAGATTAATTAATTCATCTTCCTTCATGTCGTGCTTCATAATATTGCAGCGATAAGTGATTAATTGAATGTTGTTTGGTTCGTAACCACGAGTGGGATTAATTCGGTCAATGGATATGTTAGTGTCGACTTTGCCTTGCCCTGTCAGCCATGTCATCTTCTGCCCTGACAGATTGCATTTGCCGTCTTGTCTGTGGTAACAGTTATAAATATGTGCTTGTGTAATATGCCACGTTAATTCGGCTCTGGATGTTCGCCTAGTGCCTGATGTGACTTCGTATTTTAATTTAGAGAATAGTTTGTCCATGTAGGCATAGGCATCTGTCCCTGCCCTGCTTGAACGATACTTATAATCGCATTTCTTACACCTAGCTCTGAGCGTACCACGATCAAGGTAAGCGTTAGCTGTTGTTATTGGTATTTGACAGTCTTTGCATAGCTTCATGTTTATAAGACAAAAATCCTACCTGTAAATTTTTAATGTCATCGTACCTGACTTTGACCAATAAATCTTTTCTACCAAAACGTGTGTAGAGTTTATTGAAGTCGTCTTTACTAATGGCACGACCAGTTATGTTGTTGCAATAATTTAATAAATCGGTGCGGTTAAAAAAACAAAACTGTTTTAATTCGACAACATCAAAAACAATGTAATCAGCCTTACCCTTTAGCCAACCATCTTTGCCTTGTACATTGTTAAGCTCTAACCAGATGCAGTCTAAATGACGATTGCCTTTGACATCGATACCTTTATCATCAACCCAAAAGTCAACGTGTTCATAAATGTTTTGATCTCTGGTGGATGGTAAGACAAACTTGCCTTTGGCTTCCATTAGACGCTTGAAGTGCTGTTCTGCCTTTTCACCTTCTTGGTTGCATTGAGCTAGTCTTTCTTCAAGTGTCATAATTAATATGGTGTCGCATAATCAGTTTAGGGAGACCTGAGTAGCAAACTGATTATGCTAATGACTCACCAAGCCATGCTCTTATTGCTACTCCTGTATCACTTTAATCCGCACTGTTTTATTACGTTTGGTTTCTGGTTCATCGAGTGGTACGGACACCATCTTGCTTTTGCGTGTCGTTGTACCCCATTGCACCTGATAGTTATTAATGCGACCAAACTCTGAGTCTTGCATCATGTCTTGCAAGGCGATATTGGCTTTCTCCTTGAGTTTGTTGGCTTCCTTAATAGTTTCATCGGCATTGATGATTTGTTTGATGTACGTCTCTGCTGTTGGCTCTAAGTCTATTAATTTATCTTTCTCGACTGAGCTATGCAGTAGTTGAGTATCTTCCAATGAGAAAGCAGGGAAGTAATCTTCTTCTTTAATCCTCCTATCAAAATCAATAATCTTCTCTGCCATCTCACGTTCAAATGGGAAGTCACGTCTCATAACGTAAAGCTGTAAGAGGGTTGATCGGTACAAGGTGGCGACCACAGCCCAATCAACATCCCCATTACAACAGCTAATCTGACCTTTTGCTTGTATCAAACCACGCCATGCTTGCGGTATGCCATCTTCAGGTGGGAAGTCGGCAGTGCATTTTATTTCGAGACAGCCTTTGCCTTGAAGTATTATTGGCTCACCTGTTTCGGTATAGATGCCAAGTTCTTCATTGGGTTCAATCGTCAGATTGTCAGCCTGTGCATATGAGTCGACTGACCCCCAGAGTGGCAGTGTTTCGTGTTTAACTGGTATGGTAACCTCAGTGTCAAGGTTGGTAAGACCAAGACGTTTGGCTGCTAGTTGAGCAACGACACCTTCTAAAGCGTCACCAACGGCTTGTACAGCAGTCTGCTCATATCTTACGTTCTCGCCATTCTTGGCTCTTATGTTCATGTCCAACACTTTATTGGGTGTCGACCATTTCGATTCACCGCCTAAGATGTAAAACAAATTAGAACAGGTGCATTTATCATCTGGTGTTATCTTACCTACCATATTCCTCCCCTGTTAAAATAAATTTAGTTAATCCCATGTACAAGTCTTGCAATCGTAGTATCTGTTGTCTATGACTGCTCTTGCCAGTTAGTTCAATATCGTCAATCCTAGACTCAATACAGTCGATCAAGTCTTGGGCTTCAGCTTTATTAATTATCATAGTTATCTCCTAAGTTAATTTAAGTATACATATATTTGATTGTCAACCCTTGACATATAAAAAGTATACTCTATATTAGTATACATGAGTAAAGAAGTTAAAAAGAAACCTGATACAAGAAGGTCAATATTGATTGAAGATGATAAGCATAAAGAGATGATGGCTTACGCTAAGAAGAATGGATTGGCACTTGTTAATTTAATTTGGGAGTCGTTTAACACTTATAAAGATGGAAATATACAATCCAAATGACAAGATTTTCAAAGAAAGAAATGGTCGTAAGGCTGTTT